TATCTAATATTCTTGGTTTAATCATCTACTCACCTTCCACAAACAATTCTTTGATTTCATCCCCAAACAATTCGATAGCACGTTCGGCATCTTCTTTGTTTTTGAAACAGCCGAATAAATTAAAGCCTTCTATACTCCCAAAACTATACACACATAACCCTAACATGTTGTCGCTGTATGAGATATAAAATTTATTGTCACTTCTTTTTAAATCAACCTTCCAATCTCCATTGCACTCATCACGAAACGCTCTGAATCGTGTTAGTAGTTTTCTGCGTTTTGCTTCTAGTTCGGCTGCTTGTTGGGTTGGAAAAATGTTGCCTTGTCTAAATCTACGCACATCTTGATATTCATCAATCCATATTCCTGTTTCAGTATATCCCTCATCAGAAATGAACCAATATTCATCCAATTTTTTCAACGGACATTTCATTTCCCATGTATCTTCTTTTTTAGAAGTTTGAATATCAGCCAATACTTTTGATAATTCATCAGCTAAATTAGCAAACCAACCGCTGTATGCATTTACTACCTTGAATAACTCTTCCAACGAATTTACATCTTGTTTTTTATCTTCCATCGTTATCCTCCTGTTGCTTCTCTAAATCGAACATCTGTTGTAATACTTAATCTCTGCTTTCTTCATCCAATTCATTGATTACATCGTTTCTTATCCTCTCATGTTCTTCTGGATTGACATCACAATCCCTGCAATCGAACCGATTAACATCAACGAGAATATAATTACTAAGTAAGTAGCCACTGGCAGCATGACTGCAAACCATGTGATTGGCACTCCAACTAATTTAATAATTGCTAAAATCATGCTTAAGCTTAATGCTGCTACAAACATATATGTTAGTAGTCCTGTTTTTTTGTCATCCATCCTTATTCCTCCGATTTATTCAATTTCTTGTTTATATACTTCTAATGGGCACGTTACACCTAATCCATCATGTATAATCAGTTCTATTTCTACAGTTTTGTTACTCAAATCTACAAAGACTGCATTTGTTTTTTCTCTTCCTCTAAACCATATTTGTTTGCCGTCTTTTATCGTTAAAAACTGAGCACCACGAAATTTCGTATTTAATCCATTCGCATGTACTGAAACAATCATATTCTCACCTACTTAATAAACTGTTGAAAAAATACAATGTCTGGATATAAGAATGGAGATACTACAAGAATTATCAATGTTAATACGCCTATTACAATCAAAAACTTAGTTAACACTTTCAATCTTTTGCCTGCATCTTTTTTTACACTTTCATCCCAAGATGAACCCATGCTATAGTTCATAAAATCAATAAACATAAAAAATATGATTATAGTTGCTAAACCCAATAGACCACCAAGAATATTCTGTGTTAACGAGTAAAATACAGCCTCTGTTCTTAGTTGTGGATATAATTCAATCACTTTTTCAACGCTAACCTTCAGTAAGTCTGCTATTTTACTCAAAATATCTGTATTCATCCTTATTCCTCCACTTTTACATAAAAATATTTTTTTTAATTCTGATAACTATCGTGTTATCAATGTGTCCTTCTTCCACTGTTGCACTTCCTTTTGGCAGTTCGGCGAGTATATCGTATATTGCCTTATCATAAGACTCGCTTTCATCGCTTGTTCGCTTAATCAACATCTTCAAATGCTTTTCAGCTTTTCTTAAATCTTCATTCATCTTACCCTTAGAAGGCGCACGCAGCACGTACTTCAAGATATTTCCGACTAGATAACCATCTATCGCATTCTCGTATTTCGGCAAAAAATTATCCATCACTTCAAACACTTCTAATCCGTTAACTCCTCTGTAATGGCTTGGATGGTTAATAGCGCTGTTTCTTCTAGTTTCATCCCATTGCTTTTGCCTTTTTTTTGCTATTTCTTCATCTATTAGCCTTTTGTTTTCAGATTTTTCTTTTAGTTCTTTTATATATTCATTTAAATTCACTTAATTCCAGCTCCTTCAAAATATTCTTCTAATCTGTCCATGATTTTGTTGCGAGTACTCCAACCAATTTCATATGGATCACGTAAGAACTGGATTAATGTTGTCGTTCTAACTCTTAATATATCCTTTGCCATATGCTTGAAATTATTCTCAGAATCAGCAATCATCTTTTCGATATCTTCCCTAGTCTTCTTCAATGCTGAATCGTAGAATGCATCTAATCTATTACGTACTTTACTTTTATCCTTTTGATTGATTATGAGTGGTTTTGTTGATGCAACCACTTCAATTATGTTTCCAGGAATCCCATATTCCTTCTTGAATTTTTGTGCAGCACCATAAGTCTTGAATGTCATAGCTTCTCGTTGCTCTAATTTAAATACAGATGTGTGCATTGGATGCTTTTTATCAAGGTATCCATTCAGAGTGCTATAATCATTAATTTTCTTAAAGTACATATCCATATTTTTAATTACAAATGCCATACTCTCTCTCCAATTCGGCCATAATCTCTATATGGCTCCTAATTTTTTTCATAATGTCGCTATGCGGTTCGGATGTTTGGTAAGTGGCTATTATTACACTGTTTCTGTCTTCAATCAGACGGAAGCCATAAAGCTTCTCTAATTGGGCCACTTCCAATGCTTGCCAGATAGCTTTGTCTTTCTGTTCCTTCTGCTGTTCAATATATGCTGCTGCATACGGAAGATGTTTATACAGGCTCATTGCCTTAATGTTCTTCTGGCATTGTTTAGCTTCCTGCAGCGTAATCATTACAGCTCTTGTAGTCCTTAACCCTTCAGACTTCATAATCTTTTCGAACTCTATCGCATTCATAGTCATTTGAATTCCTCCACAAAGTCCATTCGAGCTTTGAAAAATTTGAAAGTAGAATCCATCAAATCTCCTTCCCTGTTCTTCTTGATTGAGAATTTAACTCGTTGATAGCCTTCATGATTGGCTTCTGTTTCTTCATTACTCAAGAATCCGACTACATTCGAATCTTGCTCAATAGATCCAGACTCTCTCAAATCGCTTAACACTGGTGACTTATCCTGGCGCTGCTCCACTCCTCTTGATAGCTGCGATAGGATTACGATAGGAACTTGCTGTTCGTTGGCCAAATTCTTCAATTCTCGTGTAATCTGCTCAATCTGCAGCCTTCTATCACGATTGTTGTTAACTTTAATCAATCCTACATAATCAATGACAGCCAAGTATTTTCCTGGTGCTTGTCCTGCAGCTCGTTCTTTGATAATTCCTAGAATATGGTTCAATTCAGACACTGTGTCATATACTTTTAAGTCTTTTTGCTTAAAGTATTCGATAGTCGCTCTCACTAGATCCTTATCGCTATCTTTAAGCATCTTATTCATTTTCCGTAAATAGTATGTGTTGAGTGTTGTCATTTTGGCTACGAATCTGGAGAATACTTCTTTTTTGCTCATTTCCAGACTGAATAAGTCCACTCTTAAGCCTTCATTTCGTCTTAAAGCTCTATCAATAAGATTGATTGTCCATGCGCTCTTTCCAACCGATGGACGAGCTCCAACAGTAACGAGCATTCCAGGCCCTATGCCTCCTCCTAAAGCAGCATCTAATCCGCTGAAAGTCTTAATGCCGTCTTCGATATCATGCTCAAGCTCATACTCGAATTGCTCGAATGTTTCAGCTAAATCACCAACATTCTTTTTGCGTGAGAGCTTAGAAATTGCATTCAACAGTTCTAACATCTCAACTTCAAGCTGCTTAGTTTGGAATGCTGTGTGTTCTGCTTTTACTTTCTCCAACTTAGCTCTTAAATACTCATGATGTAGCTGATTGGCTAGATAGTCCAATCCGCTTGTAGTCGCGTTTTCTTGCTGCAAGGCCATCAGATACTCATATCCGATAGTCTTATCTTTTAATTCAGCTCTTACTTTAGCGAATAGCTCCATCAGTCCATCTAGACGGCTTCCGTTATTATTCAAGATTTCAAAGATCGTTTTGAAATTGTTATCCGTAAACCACTCGGCTTGCAGATATGTTGATTGTGCTTTGTCAAAGTCATTCAACAATGCTGCTATGATTGATTTCTCTAGTTCATAGTGATTCATATCAACCCTGCCATTCTGAGCCAAACAGCTCTCTCATCTTATCTGCTACCGATTGCCCAGAAGCTCCTTGCTGCTTAATTCTAGCTGGCGCCTCGTTTAAGTAATCCTCGAATTTCTCGCTGAATAGCGTTCTTGGTCTGAGATATTGATTCATCTTTTCATTGTTTAGCCATTGCTTACATTTGATGTCAATCACTCTTTCGAAGTCTTCAACTGTGAAGCCGTTATCTAGCAGCTTGTGGATTAGCTGTGCTGTCTTCTTAGTCTTAGCAGAGTACTTCTTGCCTGTTCGCTTATTCAGATAATCAATGATATGGTTAGTCTCATCAGTCCATACAACCTTAGACGGTTTCTCCTCTGAGACATTATTCTCTGCAGTACTCTCCTGGTAGTCTCTGGTATAGGTCTGTTCATCTTGAACACATCCATCTGTGCATTCTGAACAGCTCGACTGTTCATTTTGAACACATCGTCTGTTCACTCGTTGATAGTCGATTGTATACCATTTCGTTTTGTCAAATTTCTTTTTGTTGAAATTCCCTATTTTAATGATTTTTTGTTTTTCTAAGCTCCCCAAAGTTCTTCTTATAGTCATTGCTGACCAGAATGGGAATTCAGTTTGCCATTCTTCCAATGTCTTATAGAACCATTTAGCACCTTCAAATTCATTGCCGCTTTTAAGCAGCCAGTAGTGAATTTGTTGCAGCATTATGGCCTCGTTTAAACCAATATCTCTAGCAAGTGATGGCAGTACTTGAAGAGGTGGCTCATCTATTAATAGTCTGCTCATTGCTTTTCCCCTAATTTATGCTATAATTTAGTTAGTTATTTTATGAATGGCGACTTTTTTAAGTCGTCATTTTTATTTTTCCAGCAGCTCCAGTGCAGTCTCATAAGCATCCTCTAGACTGTGATGTATGCTGCTGCTTTTATATATTCCGTTTGTAACTACAAGATGGTATTTACCATTCAAAACTTTAATAGTTCCTACTAATTCAGTGTTTTTCATCACATCGAATTCTGTACTATCAAACATATTTTAAATTAGACTTAACATAAAATGGATCATTCTTTCTAATGTATTCTAAACGGTTGTAATTTTGGTTTGCTGCACCTACCCACAAATGAAGAAATACGATCATTCCAACCGCTATTAATGCTGTGTATCCTAAGAACTTGCAATATTTTTTAAGAAAGTTTCTGTTAAAATCTTGTTTCTTTAGCTTTCTTGCTTTTGAAATTTCAACTCGTGTCATGCTGTCCTCCTTAAATTTTGAATTTAGCCATGAACTCATCTAAATCCCTGGCATCGTATCGAATTGTTGCGCTTCCGCTTGGTCTTTTAATTACGATTTGTTTCAATCCCATCGATACACACTCATCAAAATCTCTATCGTCGATTCCTCCGATATAAGCCTTCGCTTGTTTCTTGTTTAAGTATCTTTGTTGAGTGTTGTTCGTTGGCAATCGTTCTATCGCGTTTGCTACGATTTCAACGACCTTTGAATTTAGAGTCGTTTCGAAATCTGCACTTAATAAATTCACGCTATTTGCTCCTTTCACTCTTTTTCATATTGTTACCATCCGTTTTCAGACTTATAATTTGTCTGAAAGGAGGTGTTTTTTATGGGTAAAAATCAATGGGTTTCTCCTACTTCTAATGGCAAATGGAAAGTGCATGGAGAAAAAAGTTCTAAAGCGACTAAAGTGTTTGATAATAAATCTCAAGCTGTGGAATTTGGAAAAGGTATTGCTAAAAATCAACAATCTGAATTAATCGTTCAAAAGAAAGATGGCAAAATTCAATCTAAAGATAGTTATGGCAACGATCCGCTTCCACCACGAGATACTGAACACTAATCGTATTTAGGGGTAATTCTGACTCTAAAACCTTCTGCACTGTCAATATCATCTGCTGTGATGACTGCAATGGTTTTAGGGTCTTCTTCGTCTGTTTCTACGACAATCTTTGTGATATCCGTTAACGCTTCGGCACTCATATTATTTCCTCCTTTCCTATCCTCTGTTGATGAAGTTTCCGTTTTGGTTACTTCCTTGGCAAAAAAATTTTGTCCATTCTTTCGTTGAAATAACGACTTAAGAAGAACATTTCATCTTGTGTAAATTCATTCTTTCCTAACTCTTTATTTCGGTAAGACAGTTCAGAAATTCCCAATTCTTTAGCTAGTTCTTTTTGAGTTAAACCTTTAGCCTTTCTTAATCCGTATAAAGTTGTTTGCAATATTTATCACCTCCACTAATATATATTATAACCATTTCGGTTACTTTATCAATAAAAAAATATTGTTTTTTTGTAGAGAGCCTGTTGTAGGCTCTCTAATGTTTCTTATCGTCCCTACTAATCCACAGAAATACTAGTAGGCAAAATAAGAATGCACTTATACCATGTAGCATAATATCCTCATTCATGATATACTAGCACCGAGGAGCTTAGCTCCTCGAGCTAGAACAGCTGAACAGCTTTTAATTTCTCTTATGCTTGCGTGCTTTTCGAGAATTGTTAGGCTGTTCTTTTTGTTTGCAAACTTTTATCAAGCTTGCAAGTCCTACTAGGAATGTTCCTAGTGCTGTTAGAAGTTCGCTAACTTCCTTCATCATGCTCTCCTTTCTGCTTAGTTAAGGTCTTAATCAACCTTACAAACTTATTATATAACCATATTGGTTACTTGTCAATAGTTTTCTTGCTAAAAAATAAAAAAAGTTTCTATTTTGGTTACTTTGTGTTATTATTTAATCAGAAACGAGGTGTGTATCTATGGAATTAAAACATTATATAGGTGCTAAAATAAAAGAATATAGAAAAGATAATAAGATGACTCAGCAAGATTTAGCGGACAGATTAAACACGACTAAACAAACTATAGGTCGTTATGAAAAAGGTGCTAGAAAAGTTAATCAAGATATACTTTTTAAATTATGCGATATATTTCACGTTACTTTAGATGATTTCTTCCCTACAGATACTATCGATAATTATGGTCAAGAAGACACATTACTCAATCAAATTACAGATATCACTGCACAGCTCACTCTTTCTCGGCAGAATAACGTCTACAATTATGCAGAAGAACAGCTAAACGAGCAGAATGGACAAATAAAAGAAGATAATATAATTCCTATTGTTTTTGGCCGTCAATCTGCAGCAGGCTCTATGATATACGTTGATGACGTAGATGCAGAAATGGGCGTACTTCCCTCTTCCATCGTTCCTAATGGTGCCAATGAGCTGGTTCAAATAACAGGTGACTCAATGGAACCAATCATCAAGAAAGGCTCTGAAGTATATTTAAGATATCAACCGACTGTGGAGGATGGTGAGATCGCTATCGTTCGAGTTGAAGATGAAGGAGTTACATGTAAATACTTATTTAGAGATGGTGAGAACATTATTTTAAAATCCGAGAATTCTAAATATGATGATATGGTTGTTGATGCCAATAAAGTTTCCGTTATTGGTAAAGTATTAATCTAAAAAAGGGAGTGTTATTGATGAAATTTGGTTTAAGAACACCTAGCTTGAAGAAGATGATTAAAGCTCGTACCACTTCAAAATGGAAGAGACAAATCAAAAAGGCTGTTATTCCAGGATATGGAAAAAAAGGTATTGGGTTGTTTAGAAATCCTAAAAAATCGTTATATAACAAAGTATACCGTAAAACTTCATTTGATATTTTTAAACTTTTAGGGTTGAAGTAGTGTTTATTATTTTAAAATAAAACACCACACTCTTAATCTTGGCGGATTCAGTGTGGTGTAGTTCAAAAATCACCCTAAAATAAGGGCTATTTGTTATGCCCTATTTTACCATATTACGAAAGGACGGTAAAGATATGGCTAGGAAACGAATCGATGATAGAATTAAGCCTTATAAGAAGAAAGACGGGCAAATCTATTATCAATTTAAAATTTACTATGGAACTAATCCTAAGACTGGTAAGAAGCGGTATACTACAAGACGTGGATTTGAATCAGTATTAGCAGCAACTACTGCCCTTCAACGGCTAGAAGTTGAATTGATGGATACTGGATTGGTGGTTAAACAAAAGTTCACTTATCGAGAGCTATATAATGAGTGGTTAGTCACTTATCAAAAGCGTGTACGTCCTAGTACGTTTCAAGCAACTGTGACTTATTTCAAAAAACACATACTGCCTGCTTTTGGTGACTACTACATCGATACAATTACCATTCAAGATTGCCAGGTTCAAGTGAATCGATGGTATTCGAACTATCCTAAGAGTACTCAGTCCTATAAGATATACGCTCAAATGATATTTAAGTATGCTCAGAAGTTGAATCTGATTGAAAAGAATCCTATGAGCTTAGTAGATTTACCAAAGTCTGACGACTTTAAAGACGATAAGTTGAAATATTATGATCGTGACACTCTAATTAAATTTCTTGATTACATAGAACCTTTTAAAGAAGTGCATACATTCTTTTATCTTCTCAGCTATACTGGCTTAAGGTGTGGAGAAGCATTTGCCTTAACCTGGAATGATATTGACTTTAAAAATCATTCTATAAGCGTAAACAAGACGGTAGCACGCTCGATGGAAGATAAATATATATCACAGACCAAGACTAAGAACGGAATGCGTACAATACGCATAAACGGAAGCTTGGAACGGTTACTTAACGAGTGGAAGGAATTATCTGGAAATGAAACGTATGTATTTCAGAACCGTAATAATTCGTTCTATTCGTCCAATACAGCGGTATACTGGTTGAATCAGATACTAGAAGGTACTAACTTCCCTAGAATCACTCCTCATGGTTTCAGACACACTCACGCATCGTTATTAGCTGAAGCTGGAGCAGATTTAAAGGACATCCAAGACAGATTGGGCCATGGGGATATACAGACTACTGCTAATATCTATACACACGTTACGAATAATAAGAAAGATAATACGATTGATAAATTTGATAAACTGATGTCTATAGAAGGTCAAAAGGATGGTCAATCCGTAAAAACGGAAAATAAAAAAACCACGAAACCGTTGATATAATAGGCTTCGTGGAAAAAAGGATTAGAAATATTT